TATGAATCATCCACCATTTGATACCGAGATGCTTTGCACTCAAACAGACCCTGAAGTATTTTTTCCAAAAAAAGATACCAGTTATATAAGATACGCAAAGAAGATATGTAACAGATGTGAATCCAAAGTTACTTGTCTTAACTATGCATTGCAGTATCATGTATTTGGAATTTGGGGTGGCACTACATATACGGAAAGGGCAGATATGAGAAGACGAATGAAAATAAATCCAATAGAGATAGTGGATATCGCATGAGTGATGAAGAGTTCAAGAACATAATCAACAGTTCATTCAAGGAGAAGTATTCAGGACTCTTTGAAGGGATGGATGAGCTTGATAACATTGCTGGATTCTTGAGTGAGATTGTTTATGATGACGGACTTTGGTCCGAGATTAGCAACAGCATTCAAGACAGAGTTGAGTTCATTGCAATGATTGGAAGTCTATTCATGCAAGTGTTAGACATATCCAAGCCACTATATGAAGAGATATACAAGGAGGAAGACGAACGATATTGGAATGGTTGTTGGTTGCAGAACCACCCGAACAAACCAAGATGGACCATGTCCGTTATGTGCATGAGAGGTCAATCAAATATGGATATGACAGGACTCAGTTTTCTTGCTTGGTAGTTTTGATTCAAAGAGAATCAAGATGGGATTACCAAGCACAGAATCCTGACTCAACTGCTTATGGTTTGTTTCAAATGCTTAAGACTCCGAAGGAGTTACCAGTAAAGAAGCAGGTCACAAGGGGTTTTCGTTACATCAAAAGGAGATATGATGATGACCCATGTAATGCAATTAAGTTTCATAACTTAAACGGATGGTACTAACCATCCGTTGGTATGTAAGTAATTAATTTATATTAATTATTTACCGAGTCAAGTTTGACACGCCATGTTTAAGGAGATTGTTATAAATGAGAAGTATGGTATTGTTGTCAACAGGTGTTCCGTGTGAACCTGCCACAGGGAAAGATGCTGGGAGTTTTCGTCTCCTTTCGACCAGTGTCTTTCCCTTTCTAAAAGGAGACTAGATGATAACTATTAATGGACATGAAGTCCCAGAACATACAAGTTACTCAAGCATCACAACTTGGTTGGCTTGTGGCTACCAGTATTTCTTAACAAGAATACGAAAGGTAGAAGAGAAGCCAGCAATCTGGAATCTTGGTGGTTCAGCAGTTCATAGGGCTACAGAGATTTATGACTTAAAGAAATGGGAGATTGAAAATGCTTAGACCCATACTCACAACTAGTAATGGTGACAAGCTTTCGTTTGGCACAGGTAAGTTTGATGACTGGTGTATCTATGTTGAGAGAGTGGAAGACAAAGGAGAAAAGTATTTCTTTCCTTTGGACTCTTGGTACTTTGAAGAACTTGCTCGCATAGATAAAGATGAACCTGGAATCTATGATGACTTTGTAGATATCTATGAGAGAACTGATAGTGATGTAGATGAGTCAGTCATAGAGTCAATCAAAGAACTTGCTAGTAAATACACTGAAAAGAATTTAGTTGAACTTATCTACGCAATTTTGTATGCAGGAATGATTGCAGAGGAGAACAAAGAGAACACCAAGTTAGGTAAGAGAATCAAAAGACTTGGTATGTATCAAACTTTGGTTGAGAAGTTAGACCCATTCTTTGCTGCAAACTTTTCCAGAGGAATGAAGTGGCAAGAGATAGATGAAGAATGCCACAAGAGGGGTTTCTAATGGATGTTCAGAGCATATGGAAAGAAGCTTGGGAATACTCAAGCCAAGAGCGTGGCTACGACAAGATAAACAAGAAGGACTTTCGTCAGTCATCAAGAACTAGCAAGGTTAATCCTAACGGAGAGAACTATGACTGGTGGTACAACAATGGTCAGAAGTTTGTTGAGTCTTGGATTGAGTGGCGTGATGGTTCAGGTTGGAAACTATGGACTACACCTCAAGGTGCACCAGCAGTTGAACTAAAACTTGATATCAAAATTGGTGGCATCTATATGACAGGTGCTATTGATAGAATTTTTGAAACACCAGATGGTGAACTAGTAATCCTTGATTTGAAGACAGGAACTAGGACACCTCAATCAGACCTACAGTTAGCCATCTACGCATGTATGATGGAAGTTGCTATAGGAGTTCGTCCGAACTGGGGAACATACTGGATGGCAAGGCAAGGCACAACCACGCCACCAGTAAGCCTAGAGTCAATGACTCTACAAAAGTTAGACGAACTTGTCGCATTGTTTGAGAAGGCAAGAAGGGAAAAAGTATTCCTTCCTAACTTCGACACTTGCAAAATGTGCTCAGTATCAGACTTCTGTTACTGGAAGAATGGTTCTAAGTCAGAGCCGTTAGGAGAAATAAATGTCAAGTGAATCAACATTCGTAGTGAATGTTAAGACTAGGAATGGAACTATCATCACAGTTCGTGGAGATAGTTTTGATTCCTTACAATCTAATGTAACTGCTGCAATAGCAGGAAGCATTAACAATGTAGTTGGTGCACTAGAAGAACAAATTCTAGGAGCCGAGACAGTGGCTGCTTCAAATGTTGAGTATGCGAAGAAGGCATTGGGTGCAACGAATACCTTTGCTCCAGTTCCACCTCCTGCACAACCTCAAGCACAACCACAAACTGATGGTGCTCCTGCACCTACTTGTAAGCACGGACCAATGGTTAGAAGAACTGCCAGCAAGGGACCACGAGCTGGTAAAGATTTCTGGGCTTGCACTGCACCTATGAATGCTACAGATAAGTGTGCCATCGTTAACATATGAGAACACTTGTCAGGACGATAGGTAAAACTGAAGCAGGTGGCGAACCATTGCCACCTGTTTTCAGGGCTTTTGACATAGCCAAGATTAACTTGCGGAGAAGCGAAGTAAGTATGTTTGCTGGTGCTCCTGGCACAGGTAAATCAACTCTCGCTTTGGCTATTGCATTGAGAACTAATGTCCCAACACTTTACATATCAGCAGACACTGGTGCTCACACAATGAGCATGAGGTTGTTCTCAATGATTACTGGCAAAAGCCAAGAAGATGCTGAGCAAATTCTTAAGTACAACATTGATGAAGCAAAGGATGAGTTAGCCTCAACCAATCACATCAAGTGGTCCTTTGATGCTGCTCCTTCACTCAATGATATTGATGAAGAAGTTCTAGCCTTTGAAGAACTACATGGAGAAAATCCACACTTAATAGTTCTTGATAACTTGATAGACATTACTGATGGTGGTGGCGAAGAGTGGTCAGGGATGCGTTCAGTAATGAAAGAGATTAAGTATCTTGCAAGAGATACTAACGCTGCAATACTTTTGTTACACCACACCTCAGAAGCTTTTGATGGTAAGCCTTGCCCACCAAGGGCAAGCATTCAAGGTAAGGTATCTCAGTTGCCTGCTTTGATTTGTACTATGGCTCAACTAGACAATGGCTTATTAGCAGTTGCTCCTGTTAAAAACAGATACGGAAAAGCAAATGCTAGTGGTGAGCAAGCAGTTTATCTTTCATTCTCACCTGAATATATGTACATTGCAGATACTAAGGAGGCTTTGTGACTTTGCTTTTAGCGTATGTAGTTATATCTCTTGCTGCTGGAGTGATTATATTTGAATATAGAAACTGACCAAGGATTCGTCTTTGTTCCATGTGACTGGTGCAAGAAGAGGCATGCAAACAGTATCTACAAAAGTTGGACATTGCTTTGCAAGCAGTGCTATCTAGGGCAGATGGAGGAGGATATCTATGAGTCATCCAAACAAACAGAAAGGAACTAAGGCAGAGACTGATGTTGTCAGATATTTACAAAAACGCGGATGGAAAGCTGCGGAGAGGCGTGCTCTTAAAGGCACTCTGGATTGTGGAGACATCGCTGGTGTGGCAGATGTTTGTTTGGAAGTCAAGAATCAGAAGGCTCAAGACTTGGCTGGTTGGGTTGAAGAACTCAAAGTAGAAATAGTAAATGCAAAAGCAAACACTGGTGCTGTTATACACAAACGAAAAGGAAAGACAGATGTAGGTGAATGGTATGCAACAATGCCAGTTCAGGTATATCTTGATTTATTAAAGGAAGCAGGTTACTAAAATGGATTCACCAATAAGCAGGGTTCTTGCACACTATGGTGCAGGTAAAGTCCCTGCTGGAAGAGGATGGAGAAAAATGAACTGTCCTTTTCATGGTGATAGACATGCTAGTGGCTCAGTTAATCACGACTTAAATGCATTCAACTGCTTTGCTTGTGATGTGACAGGGAATATATATAACATAATAATGATTCAAGAAGGAGTAAGTTACCATGAAGCAAAATCTAGAGCACAGGAAATTGCTGGAACAAGCGACATCTCACTACCAAAAAGCAATACACTTGGCAGAAGATTATCTAACCAGCAGGGGTCTATCTCTTCAAGACGGAAACAGATTCAGGCTGGGAGTGGTAAGCCAACCTCTCGTAGGGCACGAACAATATGAGGGAAGACTAGCCATTCCTTACTTAACACCTGCTGGTGTGGTTGATATTAGATTCAGAGCGATACGACACGAGGAACCTAAATACCTAGGATTGCCAGGTTCAGAGACTAGACTCTATAACGTGTCAGCATACTTTGATGCAACAGATTGGATAGCAGTTTGTGAGGGTGAGATAGATACTATGACATTGACTAAGCTTGGCATCCCTGCAGTGGGTGTTCCAGGAGTAAAGAACATTAAGTCTCACCACTATCGCATACTCTCAGACTTCGACAGAATATATGTCTTTGCTGATGGTGACCCAGCAGGTAAAGAGTTCACAAAGGATTTATCTAAAAAGGTTTCTGGTGTTATATCAATATCAATTCCAGAAGGTGAAGATGTAAATAGTTTGTTTACAAAATTAGGTTCAGAATGGTTTCAAGGAAAGGTTGCTGCATGAAAGATATAAATGACATGAATGGTATGGATAAATTTACTTCGTATGTTTATCTACAGACAGATAGATTAGCTGAATTGTTAGTTAAGAAACAAAAAGATTATGGTCCGAAGAATATATCAGATGCTCCTGGTGGACCTATCAATGGTTTACGAGTCAGAATGTATGACAAGTTGGCTCGTATTAATAACCTGTACGAGACAGGTGCTACTCCAGAAAATGAATCACTAAGAGATTCCTTTATGGACTTAGCGAACTACGGCATCATTGCCTTAATGGTGTTGGATGGTCAATGGGAAGGCGTTAATGAGTAAACGAGTTGTCGTCTTAAGTGATATGCAGATACCACTGCATAACGTAGACGCGATAAACAGAGTAATTAAATTCGTTAAAGAATATGAGCCAGATGAAATCTATTGTGTTGGTGATGAAGCAGATTGTTTAGCCCCAGCACAATGGTCCAAAGGATACGCTGCCGAGTTCTCTAATCTTCAAAGAGACTTAGATGAAACCACAAAGATTATGACTAAGTTTCGTAATGCTTTGGGGGATAAGCCATTCCATCTCATGAGAAGTAATCATGGAGATAGGATTCAAAAATACGCTAGTAAATATGCACCAGCATTAACAACGCTAAGAGACTTAGAGTATGACAAGTTACTTGGCTATAGGGATTTAGAAATTGTTTACCATAGACAACTATGGAACTTTGCTCCTGGTTGGATTATGGGTCATGGTGATGAAGGTTCAAGTTCTCGCTATGCAGGTGGAACTGCAATGGCTCTTGCTAAGAAGACTGGTATGTCGGTGGTGTGCGGACACACACATAAAATGGGACTCTTGCATTTTAATACGAGTTATAATGGGAGGCTGACTTCTAATCTTTATGGTTTTGAAGTTGGCAATATGATGGACCTCAAGCAAGCCACATACCTCAGAGGCGGTTCAAGCAACTGGCAATCAGGTTTCGGAGTCCTCTATATAGACAGAGGTAAAGTAACTCCAGTCCCAGTTCCATTCAATGGTAATTCATTTACAGTAGAGGGTAAAACATACAAGTGGTAGATTACGTAAACAAATATAATGATTTAGTTTATACAGTTGCAAGCCTTAAGCACAAAGAGTTTCCTATGATTCCTAAAGATGACATAGTTCAAGAAGCTTGGATGTGGTTTGTAACTCACCCTAAGAAAACAGAAGAATGGGATGGCTTAGAGGATAAGGATTCAATTAAGTTATTCGCTAAGGCTCTTCATAATGCTGTAAGAAAGTATTGCATCTCAGAGAAAGCAAAGATAGCAGGCTATGAGCCAGATGATTTGTTCTACTATCGCAGAGATATTGTAGAAGAGTTACTTCCTAGTGTTCTCAATGGTGACTTACAGACGTCAAACAACATTGATTACAACGACAAGGTTAAGGGTGCTTCTAGCCCATCTGAGGGTGGTAATCTACTTGCTATGCAGTCAGATGTATCTAGAGCATTCTCAATGCTTAAGGAAGAGCAACAAAATATCCTATATCTTTGGAATGAAACCAAGAGAAACTCTAAAGAACTAGGTAGATTAATCAATGCTAATGAGAAGACCGCAAGAATGAAGGTTCTCAGGGCTATTGATGCTATTGTTAAGAAGTTAGGTGGCAGACCACCTTATCCTGATAAGGACTATAAATAAAAAAAGAGGCAGGATAAGTGGTGGGAACCTATCCTGCCTCAAGTAGAGTAGTTTTATTATTCTTTATCTGAATTTAATGTGACCTTAAACAAGGTCCATACAGCAAATGCTCCTATACATATAACGGCTATAGTATTTCTAGTATCTCCTGGTTCAACTAATATCCAGGCAATGATTAAACCTACTAAAGTAAATGCCTCACCAGCCCAAGCATCTAAATGCTTCCAGATGAATCTGGCTACGGCTTTGATAAGACTCACTAATTTCTCCTAACGATTGAAGCTGCTAATTGTGGTATGATTACTGCTACTAGTACGACCTGCTGGGCTTCCTTGCGATTCTCAGGGGTGAGGTCGCTACCTAGATTGGTTACTGACTCAGGAAGGGAGTCTGCTAATGCTTGAACTGCTTGTCCTACCGCTTCAGATACTTGCTGCACTGACGGTGGCAGGGATTGTAAAAGGTTATCTACA